CGGTAAGCTTATCACCAAACGTGATTCTAAGGTCGATAGTCGTCACTACACTGTAGAAGACTTTGTCGGGACTACGGAAACCTTAACTACGGAATCCTATGGTCACGAGTCAGTTCTCAATTACGAATGTAGAATTCGTAAAGATGCAGCGACGGCTTTCGTTGTGAACACTACTGCTGTTCCGAGTTTATCGGGTTATCAGCAGTCCATTCTTGGAGCACTTCTTGCTCAGAGAAAGGGAAGTTTTACCCCGAGGTCATAGTGACCCAGGGGCTCAACATTTGCCCACTAAGGAGACGTCTATGTTAGTCGATCCAGTAACCGTCGCAGCCGCTTCCCCTACCCCCAGTCTCGTCTTCGCAATAACGAAGAACGATGGGTATGGGACTGAGCGAGTGGACACTGGTGGCAATGGTTATACCATGGTCACCAACCACTCGTACCAGAAGGGTGGAGGCGACAAGCACTATGTGCAACTTACGCATAGTCTTGTTGCTGAAAACCCTATCTCAGGAGCTAATTCGAAGCAGACCGCTTCTATTAGTCTCACTATCGTACGTCCTGCGTTCGGCTTCGACGACACCGCTATGGTGGCGTTGGTGACCGCGCTACGGGATTATGTGTACGATAGTCAGGTGACACCTGCGAAGCTTCTTCAGTTTCAGTCCTAGGACATCGCTGAATAGTACGCACGTCTCCAACTACTGGTAGAAACCAGATGTTGAAGACTGCCGAAACGGCGGTGGACTGGGTTGGACTGGTTAACGCTTTCAGTAACTCGAACTGGACATTCATTGGCTATCTCACGCTTTTGGCGGTAGTAGCCATTGCTTTGTCTCGAACTAGGTACTGAGCTGCCTAACTAGCAGTCCGCAGTGATGCATAATTACCAACATGCATCGGGAAGGCGACTAGACTTGGAATGAACTATCTCTAGTAACAGGAGAAGTCCATGAAAAGTCCAATCGCGCTCCTACGAAGCCTCTTGAACGACTATAAGAGGCTGAATCCTGGTGTGAAAGGCCTCGAGCGTGACCTAGTCACTCTCGAGAAAAGGTTCGAAAACGAGGGCTTTGGATTCTTAACCAAAGCCTTACCTGCCTTAGACGAAGCCTTACTATTGGGCTTGTCGTCTGGCAAGTTCACCTGCCCAGTTGGGTTTAAACCACTCAAAAGGGGAACAATCCCGAGGCTTGCCTCAGGTATGTTCAGTGAGGTTTTCGATCCGTTCACCGGAACTCTTAGAGAGACCCCCGACTTAGGGGTACTCAAGTGCCTTCACGGCATGTTGAGACTCTTTAAGAAGACTCTACTAACTGCAGAAGATGAGGACATTCTTCATCAGAAAGCGGTGAACGAGTTTTACCAATGTGATGAGCGCGCAAGTAGGGTTATCATACCCGACAGGCACGACCATCTCATTGGTCGTGTTTGTAAGATTCTTCTCAACAACCTCAACTCAAAGGAAGTCGAAAATGCAACATACAAACACGGTCCCGGTGCGGTCTTCGAAGGATACAAAGCAAATGAGAAGTTCTCAGCTTTGTGGAAAGCTGTCAGGAGTGACAGCGATCTGCTTCGAGAGTGCGGAATCTACGGAACGTTCACGACTTCAGTCGCAGACGTCTCCGTTCCTCGCACTCCATCTAACTTCCAGAGGAACATTCCTGACCATGAACAGTCAGGGACGACTCCAGGAGGTAGATGCCTCAGGCCGACTGCTACTTACCTTCTCACGAAGGGAGAGCAAGCGGTACTGGACGATTCTTGCTATGCAGGAAAAGATCCAGGCCCTAAGGAAGAAGATTCCTTCGAATCTGATCGAGCTTCTGGAAGCAGCGCAAGACTAATTTCCGTTGCGAAGAATTCTACTTCGCGGCGGACTATTACGGTTGAACCCCTATTAAGACAGTACGTCCAACAGGGTCTCAACACTCTACTTAGAGATAGCATCTCCGAATGTAGAGTTCTACGTAATTGTATTGCGCTTACCGACCAGAGTAAGAACCAAGTTCTCGCTCTGGAAGGGTCCCTTCTCGACAACTGGGCAACCATCGACTTGAAGTCTGCGTCAGATCTCTTGAGTGTTTCACTCGTGAGGTCAGTATTCAGACATAACGCTCGTTTCCTAGAGCGCATGATGGAGTGCCGTTCTTCTCAAGTTGAGTGTAGCAACCAAGCTCCACTCGCATTGGGAAAATTTGCCGGGATGGGTAACGCTTTGACGTTTCCAGTACAGTCCATCTGCTTTGCGGTAGTCTGCATTGCAGCAATCTTGGACCAGGCCGGAAGAACTCCGACCTATTGGAACGTCAGGCGTGCATCCAGGTGTATTCGCGTATATGGTGATGATATCATCATCAAGCGCGAATATGCTCACCAGTGTGTAGACTGGCTTCATGCTGTTGGCCTCGCGGTCAATGGCAAGAAGAGCTTTCTCGAGGGAAACTTCAAGGAAAGCTGTGGTGTCGACGCGTTTGGGGGAGTAGACATTACGCCCCTGTACGTTAAACACTACCCAGACCTAGCCGCTGCAAGTCCGAACGTTATTGCTCACTTCGTGGAGCTTTCCAACCACATGTGGATGGATTGTCTCTACGCGGCAAGCACCTGGCTCAAAGAGCAAGTGGAAATGGCAATAAGAAGCCCTCTACCACTAGTTTCTCGGAGTTCTGGCTCGTTCGGGTGGGTTAGCCGTCAAGATGCGATGACGCCACATAAGTGGTGTAAGCGCACGCATAAGTTCCTAACTAGGACTTATGCGCTATCTTCCCTTAAAAGGAAGGATAGGATCGATGGTTACCCTGCTCTCTTGAAGTGTCTTTCGCAACCAGGGCCTAACGTTCTCGAAGAGAACGCAAAGCGTAAACTGGCTAGGAAGTCCGAAAGGAATCTATTTCCAGAGCCTTTGGCTCGGGAGACGGATCACCTCGAGAGAACCGTCATACGGTATAAATCCCGTATGTGCAGACGGTGGGTGCCGACGCTTGTCAGCGACGGTTTAAATCTTACGGCATTAACGCCATAAGTCAGAGAGGGCAATTGAAA